CCAAGAAATAACAATCTTCCTCCATCACAACAGTTAGACTATCAACAAACTGAAGGTGGATTGGTTAGAAGAGTAACAGATGGTTCTACAGAAATAGATTTGAATAGTCCATCAAACCCTAGTCAAAATACCTTCGTTGAAAAATCAAATATCCATCCTCTTCTTCCATTCTCAGGTGATGTTATACATGAGGGTAGATGGGGGAATAGTTTAAGATTTGGGTCAACTACTAAATCTAAAAGTGAATATAAGAACAATTGGTCAGAAACAGGTGAAAATGGAGATCCTATTGTAATCTTAAGAAATGGTCAACCAACAAATTCATCTGAGGAAGGATGGATTCCTATTACAGAAGATATAAACCAAGATTTATCTTCTATTTATTTAACTTCAACTCAAAAATTACCTATTGAGAGAAATTGGGATAATAAATTTAAAACTTTTACTCCCTTAAGTAGACCTGTTTCACCCTCAATTTTCTCATCCCCACAAATTGTATTAACCTCAAATAGAATATTACTAAATGCTAAAACTGATAGTATTTTAATAAGTGGAGAACAACATTTTAATGTAGTTGTAGGGAAGTATGTAAATATAGATTCTGAAAATCTATATGCAGATGCCAAAATCATTAAACTGGGTTCTAAAAATGCTACTGAACCTGTTCTTAAAGGTGATATCACTGTTGAATTACTCAAACAACTAACTAAATCAGTACAAGATTTAGCAAAAATACTCCAAGTAGAAAAAAGATGGCCTGGTGGTCAACTTCAAACTGGGTATAATACGGTTGCTGGTAATGTTCTTACTGTTCTTGGGGATATAACAAAACAGTTAAATGATAATAGTTTAAAGTCTCAAACCACACAAGTAAAGTAAATGGAAGAAAATATAACCATAAACATAAATACTATATTAGATACTTTAAACTTACCCATCCAGGATTTAACAATCCCTAACCTACCAGAGCCTGTAGAAATCCCGGATGATTTTGAAATTAAATTAGTTGAAATCATGGGTAAATTTATAGATGAAGATACTCGTGAACCTATATCTGGAGTAAGACTTTTAAACCCCCTCAAAGTTCCAACTAAAACAAATTCTAAAGGAGAATTTTCTATTAAAGTCCCTGATATTTCAAAAATACCCTTTTCACCTAGTAAATTTCAAATAAAGGTTTTAGGTAAATTAAACCAATACTCTTCAACAAAAATAACACCATATTTATCTAATAGAGAAGTTAAACCAAATTTGGGGATTATTCCCCTCCCTCCCATAAAATCAGATTTAGCCCAAGAAATTACAGATTTATTAACTTTTGAAGATAGAGAAGTTGAAGAATATACTACAAGGGATATAACTTTTGAATTTTTTGTTGAAAAGAACTTAAATGATATTATTGAAGACTTAAAAAAACAAATTCTTCCTTTAATATTAGATTTGGTAGCACAATATGGAATATCAAAAGTAAAAGAAAAACTTGAAGAAATAAAAGCTAACGGTGGGCAGTTAACAGAAGAGATTATCCAACAAATCTCATGCCCTACCTCAGATGTTTTAGATAAAATTATTACTACACAAAACAAATTATATAATAAACTAAATAGTATTTTCAATAAAATAGATTCTACAAATACAAGTATTGAAACTAGTAATGATATAATCCAAACTATAGACACTACCTACCAGATCTTAAAATTCATCCCAACACCAACAGCCATAGGAGGAGTTGGTATCCCTATTTCAGTTGTTAATAATATACAAGATATCAAAAATTTCTTAAATAATAATATAGGAAAACTTTCTCAAGGAAGTAATGCTCTTACATCAATTCTAGGAATCCTAACCAATACTCTATCCCAGGTATTAGATTTTTTAAATTTTTTAGACTTAATAAATCAATATTGTTCTCAATCTTCCCCTCAAAATATAGATACAGTTCAACAAAATTTATTAAAATTAAACAACCAACAACAATCTTCAACCCAACAACAACAATCTTTAACCCAACAACAACAATCTTTAACCCAACAACAACAATCTTTAACCCAACAACAACAATCTTCAACCCAACAACAAAATGTTCAAATTAATGGATTTAATTTTGATGTTGAAACAGAACCTACTACTAATAACCTTAAACGAAAAAGAGCGGTTGCTAAAAATGATCAAGGTGTTATACTATTACGAGGAGAATACTCATTTAGTTCCTCAGATCAAATATTAATCAATGAACTTATATTTTATATACAAACTAATAATTTAAAAGCTGATTAATTAAATATTTATAATCAATATGAAAACAAGTATCTTTAAAAAACTAATAAAAGAAGCAGTAAAAGAAGCTTTCCAAGAAGAACTAAAAGAAGTCCTTTTAGAAGCTGTAAAAGCTCCTAAACCACAAATTGTTCAAGAACATTCAATCCCTCAAGTTGATATATCTTCAAAACCTAATGAAGTAACAGCTAACATGAGAGAAAAGTATATGGATGTATTGAATGGGATGAGTATGACTAGTCAAGATGCTAAACCAAAATTCAACCCATCTCCTATGGCTGATCCTATAAATGGGAGTCTTCCTAATGGAGAAGTTGGGATGGATCAAATTATGAATTTATTAAATACTAAATAATGGCTTTTAGACAACAGCAAATATTCCCTATAGATTTAAACAACAATGCTGCTGTTGGTATTTCTCTTCCTTTTAATGGTCCTGCTGTTTTTAAGTCAAATTATCAAACTAAAGATTCTATAAAATATAATTTAATAAACTTTTTTTTGACTAACCCTGGAGAAAGACCATTAAACCCAACTTTTGGGGGTGGGATAAGAAATTTTATTTTTGAACAAATATATAATGATAATATTGAGTTTTTATTGGAAGATATATCTCTTAAAGTAAGAAATTACTTTCCAAATGTTCAAATAGAGGATTTAAATGTCTCTAGAAATGAAGATAATAATGAAATATCAATAAATTTCACTTATAAGGTTATAAACACTAATATACAAGACGAAATTAACATATCATTTACATAATGGCTACTATCAAACGTGATATAAAATATTTAAATAGGGATTTTTCCGATTTTAGAAATAGATTAATTGAATTTTCTAAAACTTACTTCCCAAATACTTACAATGACTTTTCTCCTGCTTCCCCAGGCATGATGATTATTGAACAATCCTCTTATGTAGGAGATGTTTTAAGTTTCTATTTAGATAACCAATTCCAAGAAAATTTTATTCAATTTGCTCAACAAACAAATAATGTTTATGAGTTATCTTATATGTTTGGGTATAAACCTAAAACAACAGGGGTAGCCCAAACTACAGTTGATTTTTATCAACAACTCCCTGCTAAAAATATTGGGGGAACTATAGTACCTGATTATGACTATACTTTAACAATAAATGAAAATACTACAATTACTTCGGTAGCTGGTGGAAATATCCCATTTTTATTGCAAGATAAAATAGATTTTTCATTTTCATCATCCCAAGACCCAACCGAAATTTCAGTATATCAAATCTCAGGTGATTCCCCACAATATTATCTTTTAAAAAAGAGTAGAAAGACTATTTCCTCTAAAATCAATACCCAAACCTTTACATTTACTACCCCAGAAAATTTTACAACAATTGAAATAAATAACTCTAATATAGTTAAAATATTAGATATTATAGATTCTGATGGTAATGTATGGTACGAGGTAGATCATTTGGGACAAGAAATGGTTTATAAAAAAATTAAAAATACTAATGTTAATGATCCTAATAATGTATTAGATTCTGGAGAAGTCCCTTATCTCCTAAGTCTAGAAAAAGTCCAACGAAGATTCTCTACTAGATTTACTTCAGCAGGAACATTACAAATCCAATTTGGATCAGGAACAGCAACTGATAATGATGAAGATATAATCCCAAACCCTAATAACGTTGGATTAGGATTATTAACTCAACAATCCAAATTAACCTCAGCATATTCACCTACTAACTTTTTATATACAGATACTTACGGTATCGCGCCTTCAAATACATCTTTAACAGTTAGATATTTAACAGGTGGTGGAGTTACTTCAAATGTTGAGGCTAATACTTTAACAGATCTTGATACAACTAACATTAATTTTAATCAAACTAATCTTAATGCAACTACTGCAAATTATATCTTTAGATCTCTTTCATCAAATAATCCTGAAGCTGCCTCTGGTGGTAGAGCAGGGGATACTGTTGAAGAAATTAGACAAAATACTTTATCCTTAGTATCATCTCAAAAACGATCTGTTACCGCTGATGATTATTTAGTAAGAGCATTAAGTATGCCTTCAGAATATGGAGCTATATCTAAAGCATTTATTGAACAACCTAAATTAACAGATAACCAAGTATCAACAATTGAAACTCTTAACTTATATTGTTTAACTCAAAACTCACAAGGTTATTTTTCACAACCCTCAAATACTATAA